TGGTGGTGACGTATCTGGTGGTTCACTACATATAAAGACGGGTGACCATTTGCTTATAACTGGTGATCTGGAAGTTGATGGACATTTAGAGGCACTCTCAATTGGTGCTGTTAGAGTTGATGCTAGAGCTGGTCTTTCTTGTGGTGTAGGTGATCCGGGTGATCCACTTAAAGGTAGATTACCAACACCACCTTTAGGAATATTTTCTGCAACTACAGTAACAGCTTTACTTTCTATGGCTGCACCACTTGGAACTTTTGGGGTAATGAATGCTGTATTGATGACTGATACTGTAAATACTGCATTGCATAATTGTCATTTCCACGTTGGTTTCAAAGGACCCACAGGTCCACCAATTCCAAAAATGATTTAAGGATATACTATGGCAACATTATTTGATAGAACAGGTTATAATTTTACAGATAATAGTGGTACAATAACCACATTACCAAATACAGCTATTCAACAATTGAATACGGCACCAGCTTTGGTTCCAAATCAATGGATGAAAGATGATTTGATAAATGATGATAGTAATGGTTATTATAAAAACCCTCTAGCAAATTCATGTAATATAATTTGGAGTTTTTCCAACACATTAATTAATGTTACAAATTCGTTGGAGGGTTCTGGTAATTTGACCGCATTGTGGACTACAATTAATACAGACTTGAAAGCTATTGCTGGTTACAATGTTACAACAGGAAGTGCTGAAGCGCCACCTATTGTAACTACACATTATACTGGCCAAATGGAAGAATTTTTAGCTCACACATATAGGATTTCAGGCGTAGTTCCAATTACTGCAAATACAGATGCAGCAAATAAACCATGTCTTGAGCAAGCTATGCAAGTTGGTCGAGCATTAACATATTTGATATTTCAAGTTGATGGTCGAGAAGATAATGCTCCTATGTTGGGCAGTTTTACAAGCCTTTTGGTAGCTAACACAATTTATGACTATGCTAATATTATTGTTACATATGCAAATACAATTAATGCAAGTGTATCTGAAAGTCAAGGCGGTACTCCACCAGACAACATCTATACAATCAGGACTTCAAATTTGAGTTATGTTGCGGTAAATACTATTGCTACTGTGGCAAATAGTTTAATTACTTTGATCCGTGATAGGCGAATACATGATGAGAATTTTTATACTAAGTCCAATGAATTGGTTAATGAAGCTAAAACTATACGCAGATATTCAAATTTGGGAGCATCTGAGGACAATTTAGTTCAAAATCTTATTGGAACTGATAAATTAAAATCTAGGCTTGCTAACCAGTAACATAAATATAAAATGGCAACAGTATCAACACAAACCACAAGAAGATTTCAAGATTTGGATTTGAATTTTAAGATTCATCCGGTCCGAAAAGATATTAATAAACACGTTGGTGAAATGGCAGTAGTCAACTCTGTCAAGAATTTAGTGTCAACTAAACATTATGAGGTGCCATTTCAACCTGATATTGGTTCAAATCTACACAAATTGTTATTTGAACCATTAGATTCAGTTACAGCTACTCTGCTTGAAAGGGAGTTGACTGAAGTTATTAACAATTTTGAGCCTAGAGCTAGTGTGAAAACTGTGAATATAAAATTAAATTATGATAACAATCGTTATGATGTTGAAATGGTATTTAAAGTAATCAATTCAACTAATCCAGTAACAATCAAATTTTTCTTAGATCGAGTTAGATAAATGGCAGATAATCGCTTACAGGTTGCAGAACTTGATTTTGACACGATCAAGACCAACTTAAAATCATATTTACAACAACAGTCAGAATTTCAAGATTACGATTTTGAAGGATCTGGTCTTAATGTTTTAATTAATCTTTTAGCATACAATACACACTACAACGCTTACTATTTGAATATGGTAGCGAATGAATCGTTTTTAGATACGGCATTATTAAGAGATTCTGTAGTATCACACGCAAAGACTTTGGGTTACGTTCCATATTCTAAAACTGCGGCCATTGCGGCAGTAAATGTCACTATTGAATCTGGTAGTTCTGTTGTAGACACTTTAACAATACCAAAAGGTTTTAGATTCTTATCTGAAACTATTGACAATAATTCTTACATTTTTAATGTAATGGCTGATGCAACTGTTACTAAATCTGGAACACAATACTTCTTTGAAAATTTGGAAATAAAAGAAGGTGAATTTACTACCTATTCTTTTACTCAATCTGACAACTCTAATCCAAAAAGTATATTTGAGATTCCGGATGCCAATATTGATACTAATACACTTAGCGTAACTGTTAGGCCATCTTCTGGAAATTCACAAGTCACAATTTACAACTCTGTGCGAGATGTTTTAGATGTTACCGCACAATCAGAAATTTATTTCTTACAAGAATCTAAATCTGGTAAATATAAAATATATTTTGGTGATGGATATATTGGTAAAAAAATTAACGATGGTGCAGTAGTCACAGTAACTTACTTGTCAACATCTGGTTCATTAGCCAATAAAGCATCTGCATTTACTGTAGGTAGTGATCTTGGTGGCACATATACAATAACAGTTAATACTGCTAGTGTAGCTTCTGGTGGTGCGGGTAGAGAAACTGTTAGTGAAATTAAATACAATGCATCTTCTCAATTTGCAACACAAAATAGATTGGTAACATTTAAAGATTATGAATCTTATATCACAAGAAACTATCCACAACTGAGTTCAATTTCAGTATGGGGTGGTGAAGATCAAATACCACCAGTCTATGGTAAAGTTTTTGTTTCGATTAAGCCAAAACAAGGATATTATCTTTCGCAATTTGAAAAACAAAGAATTTTGAATGATATTATATCACCAAAATCTATTGTCTCAGTTCAAACTCAATTTGCAGATCCAGAATACTTGTATCTATTGGTAAGTAATTACATTCAGTATGATCCAAAAAGAACTACATTAAGTGAAAATGCTATTAAAACAAATATCACTAATGCAATTGTAAATTATAAGAATGCAAATCTAGATAAATTTGCGACTAGATTTATTCTTTCAAAATTACAAGAAGCTATTAATGCGGTAAGTTTAAATTCTATTATCGGTTCTGAAACTATTGTGCGTTTACAGAAAAGATTACTGCCAATTTTAAATCAAAGTAAAAATTATACAATCAACTACAATGCACCATTGCATCGTGGAACAATCACAAACAAACTTACATCAACATCATTTAATGTTTATGACACAAATGGTGTAGAACGTACTGTAGTTTTTGATGAAATTGAACAGGCCTATTCTGGAGTTAACTCTATACAATTAACAGACGCTGGTTCTGGATATGTTACTGCACCTACAGTAACGATTGTTGGTGATGGATCCGGAGCAGAAGCGGAAGCTGTTCTTTTAAATGGCCGCATTCAAACAATTAATATGGTAAAAAGAGGTATAGGATACACAAGAGCTCTTGTGACTATTTCCGGTGGTAGTGGTTATGGTGCAACTGGCGTTGCTGTTATTGATGGTAGAATTGGTACAATAAGAACCATCTACTATGATTCAAATGCTGAAAGACAAATTGTTGATGATAATGTTGGATTTATTGATTATGATAATGGTATTATTAAAATTTATGATATCAATATTCTATCTGTAGATTCAGCAGATGGGTATATTCGAATTGCTATAGAGTCAGAAAAAACTATTGTCGAGACTGTTCGAAATACAATCATCACAATTGATGAAACAGATCCTACTGCTATCACGATTGAATTAGTCAAAGCTTCTAGTTAATTAAATGTCTGATTTAAAAACATCTCTACTTGTTTCGCAACAAGTACCCGAATACGTTAATGACGAATATCCATTATTCGTTTCATTCATGGAAGCTTACTATGAGTTTTTGGAAACAGCCCAAGGAACTCAGAAAAATAATGTATTGGAATTATCAAAAGATTTAAGATACATCTCTGATGTTGATATTTCTATAAATGCGTTTGAAAGAAGTTTCTTTGACATGTACGCAGCTCTTATTCCTAGAGATGCTAGAGTCAACAAAGAGACATTAATTAAAAATGTATTACCGCTTTATCTCGCAAGAGGTAATGAAAAATCATTTAAGTTATTATTCCGATTACTTTTTGGTGATGAAGTCGAAGTACTTTTACCAAAAAACAATGTTTTAAAAACTTCTGATGGCCAATGGACTATTGATAACATTCTAAAGTTAGAAACTGATATTCGTAGTACATATGTTGCTAATGGTTCAAACACAGTGTTTTATTTGGCACAATCAGTCAATTCTACTGATATTTCTGTTTATGTTAACGATACATTAAAAGTACTTAATACGGATTATACTGTTCGTAAAGAATCAAGAAAATTAGTTTTTAATACAGCACCAACTGCAAACTCAACAATCAAAGCTGTCTACAGTAATTTTGATGTTACATTATTAAATAACAGAAAAGTTACAGGATTAACTTCAGGTGCAAGTGCGGTTATTGAACGTGCGACAAAACGAATCATCACGGACCGATTAAATTTTGGTTTACCTTTTGAATTGTTTATTGATAAGAAATCATTAAATGGAATATTCACCAATGGTGAACAAATTGTAACTGATATCATTGATCCAAACGGATTAACAATAACTTTAAATGCCGACACATTTTCTATTCTCACTACAATTCTAGTTACTGGAACTGGCGCATCTTATAATGTTGGTGATAAATTAACTATTCTTGGCGGTGGTGCGACAACGGTTGCAACCGCAGAAGTTGAGGCCGTTACTGTTGGTGTTACTAATAGAATAGTAGTGAATTATGGCGGTGCAGGATTTCATACTGCCTCTTTAATCTCAAGTTCAAATACTCCAGGAGATACATTCATTACTGGTGCGATTGATGCTGTTGATACATCTGGTGCAAATACAAATATATCTTTTTTAATTAATGATGACGTTATCAACTCATATGCTAACATAGTATTATCAGCTGCAGATTATGGATTTCCATCACAAGTTATTCCAGCTGGTGAAAACATCAGCACCAGAATCTTTGATGCATTAACAACATTGACTATATCAGACCTTGGTCCAATGACTAACGCTGTTATTTTGTTCTCTAACACTTCGGTTAATACTGCAATACTTGATGCAGAAGGTGCTCGTTATCTTCTTGGTAGTACAATCTATGATATTAAATCATATCGTTCGGTTGGAAGAATTGACGTTAACAATGGTGGTGTAAACTATAAAGTCGGTGATGAAATTTTATTCGGTGTGAATCCATCTGGTACATATGGTTATGGTGCAGCTGCTGCCGTAACTGAGGTTCAAGGTACTGGTACAATTACAAAAATTAGACCACAATCCCAAAGAGTTGCTGGTACTGCAAACGTATTAAACAATTCAATTGTTGTTGTTGGTACTGGTACTGCATTTGGTACTGAGTTGGGTGTTGGTGATAAAATCACAATTAGAAGTCAAGATAGATATATCAATGCTGTGACTTCTTCTACGTCTGCAACTGTGAATGCAGCTTTCTCATTTAGTGATGGTACTGTATGGTCAAACAATTCACCAATCGGTTCTTTGTCAAGAGGCACTATTGGTGGTATTAACTATACTCAAGGTAGCTTCCCAACTGTTTCAGTTTCGTCAACAACTGGTTCTGGTGCGAATATCGCAATTACTTCATTGATGGGTGATGGTGAAAGGTTGACTGCATTAACTGATTCAGTTCCTGGACAAATTATTTCAATCAAAGTAACAAGTGGTGGTACTGGTTATCAATATATTCCACAAGTTGATTTGACTACTAAGGGTGATGGTACTGCAACTGCTGCTGCAACAATCGGTGCATCATATGCTATATTACCTGGCCGTTGGACAACTTCAGATTCTATTCTTTCAAGTTCAGAACGAAAACTCCAAGGCAGCGACTTCTATGTTGATTACTCATACATCACATCTTCGTTAACTCAATTTACAAAATATAAAACAATTCTTAAAGAGTTATTACATCCAGCTGGTTTTGTTAACT